TGCCAAGTTCCTGCTCCTGAGTTAGTCTCTGCTGGGTATATCTTGCCACCAAAAGTGATTGTAAAGCAACTGGAGATGGTAACTGGGAAACAGACCAACTATGATCGTGATGCAAACAATTTGCTGGAAACCATTGCTGATAATCAAGTCGATAAGATTTTGATTTGTGCGAAGGCAACCAAGCAGATTGTGGCACTGGTATCAGAAACTGATTTCTGTTCAAAGTTAGAATCTCGTGGGTATTCTTGGATGTTCATTACTGCCAAGACTGGAGCAGTGATTGACGGCAAGAAAGTAAATCGTGAGGTATTTTTCAACACTCTAAATGCCTGGGGCAAAGACTCATCTAAGAAGTTTGTTGTGCTACATCATAGCATCCTATCTGAGGGCATTAATGTATCAGGATTGGAAGCAGTATTGTTTATGCGCAATATGGATTACATTGGAATCTCACAGACTATTGGAAGGGTCATTCGTTTAGGTGATGAATCTAAGAAGTTTGGTCTGGTTTGTATTCCTGTTTACAATAGAGTTGGTATCTCCACTGCTAAATCTGTTCAGGCAGTTGTTGATATTATTTTTCACAAGGGTGAACCTGCTATATCGGTAGTTCGCAGTTGAGACTCAATGAGATCCCAGTCTACCACTGGGGTCAAAACCTGATTTTTTAACGATTCTATCCTAGGGGTGTGATAGGTCATTTACCACAAACAAAAACACTGATTTTTTGGAAAGTAACACAAATGAATGAAGGATTCTTGATTGATAAGGGCGTGTATGCAGCAATACCTTTCGGGGCGCAACTTATGATACTGCATGATGGGCAACAGTTGAAGTTATGTAGAACTGAAAGTTCTGCACGGAAGTATATTGATTCCTTAAGAAAGGGTAAGAGTGTCGCAGAACTACCAATATAATAAACTCTGGGGCCTTTAAAGTGTCCCTATAGTGTAGACACTCACAACGGGCAAATGAGTCCGAGGAAAATAAATGACAACAATGAATCAATTTTTCAGGGAATGCCTGAAACTCACTTATGTGGGCAACTCTCAGGATAATTCTTATCATGAACAGCAGGTGGAAGATTTGCTTAAAAAGCATAATCTATCCTACGAATACCAACCAAATGGCACACAGAACTCTCCCGACTTTCGTGTAAATTTTGACGGTGGGACTTATGATATTGAATGTAAGTCTAGCAAGCAGGCATATCCTACCTATAATGGAGGATTACCTAAAGAACGTGTTATTTACATTTTTTGTAGTGGGAAGTACAATCAAACGACAATCTTCTTTGCCGATGATGTCGTTAAGACAAGTAAGCGTGAATTGTTTGCATGCCTGATTGAGGAACTAAATGTAATTCTGCGTAAATATCAGGCACTACCCGAGTGGCAAGATGATAATCGTGGGTTTAATTTTTATATTCGCAACATGTTCACCCAATCAGGTGGATGGACTCGCACAAATTATTTCGAACATACCGACCGCCAACTGTGCGAATCTAATGTTCTAAATTACAACTTTGGGGGTTGACACCCTTCACTAATCCTGCTAAACTAACTCTATAAACACTGAATTAACAATGAGCAACAGCAAGAGCATCACTAAAGAATCACTTCTTAAGATTATAAAAGAAAGGTACGCGCCTAAAGTTGAATTTCATGTCACAGACATTTACCAACTTCTCTCTAATATTTCATCCAAGATTTACGAGCATTTAGAAGTTCCTAATTCTGGTGTGCTTCGTGATGTTCAAGTACTTCGAGATGATGATGTTTTGACTTTCGTTGACTACAATGGTACTTATTTCTTGAATACTCCTTCTGTTGGCAATTCGAAAGAGAATATCTTTTCTCTTGAGATGCTTGAACGTCATGGTCGTATCTTAATGTGGGATGATAAAGATAAGACCACATCTGCACCTGGAATCACCTTTGTGCGGTGGATGATTGCTGATAAAAATGAAGTCATGTCACACACTATTGCGCGTGAACTTGGAATCGAATGTCAAACTCGTGTTGACCAAGCACTATTTAAGAGCACACAAGATGAGATTTGTGATAGCATCATCAGTGAGGGTTATGATTATCGATGCTGCCAACCTGCTGTTTCCGAGTTAGATACTCCTATTGAATATAAAGGCAAGGTCTACAAGTTTATTGCTCGTGATGGTAATAATCGTTATGAACTTCCTTGGGATCACTTCCCATGTGCTCTGATTAAAGGTAAAAATGAGTATTCTTTGCTTCAGTATGGGGCGATGGCAAACAATCCAACTAAAGAAAAGAAAAATGACTGCACTCCCAATGATGTAAAACACATTATCCGATTAGGTTTTAATTGTGGGGAGATTGAGAAAACTGAAGATGCAGTTTATAATATTCTTTACACTCGATACAAAGAAACTCGTAAGAAAGACCGTCGCAGTTTTGTTGCCGAAATCCTTGGTGAAGAAGGCATTAAACTCTCTATGGAACCTTACAATATCAGCAAAGCAAAACATCACCTTATCGAAAACTATGGTGTTGAGATAAGTGACCATGATTTCATTATGGGATGGGGACGCAAGGGTGATCACCATCGTAAATTATATGATATGTTTGAGTGCCAACTTACCAATCCTGAAGTTGATAGGAATGCATACTATTTCCTAGAAATGGGTCAGGGGGTTGAAACTCAACCGACTGAAAGCAATGCTAAAAATCAACGTATTCAGATGGAAAGTGAACGTAAACATTACATTAACCATTGCTGTAATGTTGCTGATCTTTATCGTGCTGGACAACTAAAATCAATTAATGTAAAATGGTTAGCACAAGTCAATAGTAAAGAAGTCTATAATGCATTCCAATAAATATGAAACAATAGTCGGTGATTGCCAACAAGTTCTCTCCTCTTATGGGGAGAACTTTTTTCATTCCTGTATTACAGATCCCCCCTACGGTATGGGAATGGATCACTGGGATCATTCTGTTCCTGGTGTAGAAATATGGCGTGAGGTGTTTCGTACACTTCGCCCAGGTGCATTTTGTCTTGCTTTCTGTTCTCCTGAATTGTATCATCGTTTGGCATGTAATGTAGAGGATGCTGGGTTCATAATTAAGGATCAGATTATGTGGATGACTACCACAAAAATGGTGAAATATAATAGACTGAAACCTGCTCACGAACCGATAGTAGTAGCACAGAAACCATATGAAGGTTCTCTTCAAAATAACTTTGAACAGTGGGGATGTGGTCTGATTGATACAGATAATACCCGTGTTCCTTGGGATAAGAAACCACCAACAGGTTGGATTAAAGGTGGATCCAAACGTAGAGTATTTGGTGGTATTCAAAATAAGGCATGTGATCTTAAAACTAAAGAAGAAGTGTGGATTGATCCATCCACAAATGAACCGATTGTAAAGGAATTAACTGGTGGAAGTGATGCTGGCAGATATCCATCTAATATTATTGGTGATGTGGAATCAGAACACCAAAAGTATTTCTATGCTCCACGAGCAACAAGAAAAGAGAAGGGAGAAGATAACGATCATCCTACAGTCAAACCACTTCAATTGATGCAATATCTTATCAAGATCTATTCTCCAATCAATTCTACCGTATTAGACCCATTCTGTGGCAGTGGTAGCACTGGTGTTGCTTCTTTATTGGAAAATAGAAACTTTGTTGGTATAGATTTGTCCGAGCACTATACACAAATTACAAACAAAAGATGTTCAGAACTTACCTTAGTGGAATAAATTAATAACTCCGGGGCCTTTAAAGTGTTCCTATAGTATGAAGACCACTCAAATACAAAACAAACATCAAGAACATTTTGAGGATCTAATCCTTACAGGTGACCTATCTGTTCTTGATTTTTTTGATGGTGACTATCAAGTTTCTTTGAAGATTGATGGGTCTCCAGCAATAGTGTGGGGAACTAATCCTGTATCTGGTAACTTCTTTGTGGGCACCAAAAGTGTATTCAACAAAGTTAAACTCAAAATCAACGAATCACACGAGGATATTGATACAAATCACAGTGGTAATGTGGCACAAATATTACACTGTTGCCTAGATAGTTTACCTCGTACAGAGAACATCTATCAGGGTGACTTTATTGGGTTTGGTGGACTTAACGTCTATACTCCTAACACAATTACTTATCAGTTCCCTGAGATTGTAACACAAAGTATTATTATTGCACCACATACAAAGTGGAGCACTGATGGTGAACTTAGAGATGCTTATGTATCTGGAACTACACCATTCTTTAATGATACTGACCATGTGAAGTTCGTGCAACCTTGTGTAGACTTTATTCGCATAACTTTACCTCAGGTTGATGTTGATGATGTTGAGTTCTTAAGTGTAAA